ATAGTTTGGTCGTTTGAATCAGCACCAACATTACAAGACATCGATGAGGAAGTCGAGGCATTTGAGGAGTTGTGGGGCTGTCCCCCAACTCTTATTATTCTCGACAACCTTATGGATGTAGCCACAGATGGTGGCGAAGAGTTCGCATCTATGCGAGCAATCATGAAGGAGTTAAAGTATCTTGCTAGGGCAACGAATGCAGCAATTGTGGTTCTACATCATACTTCGGAAGCAGTTCCTGGGAATCCTTGTCAACCAAGAAGCGCCATCCAGGGTAAAGTTTCTCAACTTCCTGCGCTTATATGTACACTCGGCACGGTTGGCACATCGTTGGGCGTGGCATCAGTCAAGAATCGCTACGGAAGAGCCGACCAAAACGGGTCGCTCATGACGTGGCTTGCATTTAATCCAGAATATATGTACGTAGAAGACATCCCAGAGAATGCATAATGACACACGAACACGACTTCATAAGAGATTTAGATGGGCAGATAACCTGCTCTATATGTGGAGCGATGGACGATGAAAAGGAATTAGGATGACGACTAGAAAATCCCATAAGGCTAGAGGAGCATCTTTTGAAACTGATATTAAAGATTGGTTCCGCGCTCGCGGGTACGACGCTGAGCGTCTTGCTCGTGCTGGTGCTAAAGACGAAGGTGACGTTGTTGTTAAGACGGATTTTTTGGGGAGCATCGGCATCATCGAGTGTAAAGCGCCAGGCGCAAGTGGCAAGATTACTCTCCCAGGTTGGACGAGAGAAGCGCAAGTAGAAGCAGACCATTATGCGGAAGCACGTAACATTGATAGAGATACGATACTACCCTCAGTTATTATTAAAGCAAGAGGCAAGTCCATTGACGATGCCTATCTAGTATTAAGGTTGGGCGATGTTTTTGGTGGATGACCTACCCGATATTGTAGCGGTACTACAGCACTACGGTGCTACGGTACGGCGCACTAGCGGCCAAGTGAATGTGAAGTGTCCATTCCATAACGACTCTCACGCTAGTGCAAGTTTCAATACGAGAGAGAATATATTCAACTGTTTTGCGTGTGGTATGCAAGGCAATAGCATTCAAATAATTGCGAAGCAAGAAAGGTGTGATATACGTGAAGCAAAGTCTATCGCAGAAGGAATTACTGGGGAGAGCAGCAACCAAGTACGCGGGAAATATTCATCTGGCCGAAGATTACCTAGCAAGTCGGGGAATAACTCGGGAAGTAGCGCGGTTGGCTCGATTCGGCGTAGTAGAGGAGCCTGAGGTTGGACAAGAAGCGTTCATCGGTCGTCTCTCGATTCCTTACATTACTAAAACTGGTATTGTTGACTTACGTTTTAGGTCGCTTAATCCAGCGGTGGAACCGAAGTACATGGGAATGACTGGCGCTGAAACGAAGATGTATAATGTAACCGACATTGATAAAGCAGGAGATTGGATAGGTGTATGCGAAGGTGAACTTGATACCCTTACTCTTAGTGGCTGTGTTGGCATACCTTGCATTGGAGTTCCAGGTGCGAACTCATGGAAGAAGCATTACACAAGACTACTTGCAGACTTTGAGCGCATCTTTGTCTTTGCAGATGGAGACCAACCAGGAAAAGAATTTGCCGCTGGTCTTGCCAGGGAACTGCCAGTTACTGTCGTCTCAATGCCAGACGGGGAAGACGTTAATAGTTGTTATGTAAAATACGGTTCTGACTTCCTTCGGGATAAGATGGGTTTAAATAATGAATAAAGAGATACCAGATTGTCCAGTATGCGGAACACATTTTGAAAATGTATTTGAAGCAACAGACCATCTTCTAGATGATGAAGGAGAACAACCCTTTGACCCTAAACTCATCTTACCTAATGGATACTCTCTTATGATTGGCTCTATGCTGCGAGCCTTGTATGGCTACGCAGATGACCCAACACAAATCAAACGAATCACTCAAGATACCTACGCCACGCTGTACGCAGCAGAGGTTGACCCAGGTCAGATGAAACACTTTATCGAAGATATGATAGTAAGTGAGCACATGTCATACATCGATGAAGAACTAGAAGAATTATTGGATAAACCAAATGACAACGAAAGCAGAGAGTGAAGAGATATGGCTAATCTTACGAATGTTACAACAACAAGGATTCAAGATAACATCTTACGAAGCGATAGAGAATACACTACAGATAGTATTGCAAGTTCCTCTGTTAAGTTCAACAACGACGTAGCAGAGGTAACCTCTAAACTATTTGATTTGCTCATCAGTAAGCATAAGGATTACGGTCCTAAGAATATTTCACAAAGTCCAGGTGGGCCTCTCAATGGTCTGCGTGTTCGTATGTGGGATAAGTTGGCTCGGATTAACAACCTAGTTGATAGCGGTGCTAATCCAGAACACGAAAGCCTTGAAGATTCTTTCAAGGATATGGCAAACTATGCAATCATTGGGTTGCTAGTTCTACAAGGAAAGTGGCCCCAAGAATGAAGATATTCGGACCCTATAAGGGAAGCAAAGCAAATGGTGGTCGTCCCATTTATGTAATTAAACGTAAGAAAAAAGATGGCAGCACCACTACCACATCTACCAATAAGGCTCGTAAAGATTATGAAGATGCAACAGGTAAGACGCTACCAAAAGGCTCAGAGGTAGACCACAAGAACAACAAAGGTCGTGCGGGTGACGACCGCATCTCTAACCTTCGCGTTATCAGTAAGAAAAAGAATGTTGGTCTTGAGAACAAACGACGTGCCAAAAAGGCGACGAAAAAGAAGCCATGAAAACAATAGTATGCGTGTCCGATTTACAGATTCCTTATCACGATAAGCGAGCGGTTTCTAATCTTGCTGCTTTCATTAAGGCTTACAAGCCTACCGAAGTAGTATCAGTTGGCGACGAAATGGATATGCAGACTATATCTAAATGGTCAAAGGGAACTCCGTTGGAGTATGAACGCTCCATCGGGCGTGACAGGGACGAAACGACGAGGGTGCTCGAGTCGCTCAAGGTCAAGCATATCATTCGGTCAAACCACACAGACCGTTTGTATAACACAGTTATGATGCGTGCTCCTGGGCTACTCGGGCTACCTGAGTTGGAACTACCAGAGTTTTTGCGCCTTGATTCTATCGGCGCTACATATCACACCAAACCTTATGAGTTAGCACCTAACTGGTTGCTTATGCACGGTGATGAAGGCTCTATGAAGTCTACTGGAGGGCTTACAGCCCTTGGTTTAGCGATGCGCACAGGTAAGTCAGTAGTGTGTGGACACACTCACCGTATGGGCCTTGCTCATCACACTCAAGCGTATGGAACATCTGCACCTCAAACAGTATGGGGTATGGAAGTTGGCAATCTTATGCGCTACAAAGATGCTAAATATATTAAAGGTGGATTATTTACGTGGCAGCAAGGCTTTGGTATGCTCTACGTTGATGGTCGCACAGTTGTACCAGTTACAGTACCAATCCAACGAGATGGTTCATTTATTGTAGAGGGAAAGCGTTGGGGATAATGGACTGGGAACGCATTGAACCTTGGGAATACATCGCCGTATCTGTGGCAGCAGAATACCATAAAAAATATGATATGGTTGAACTCGAGGACATCAAGCAATCACTTTATGAGTGGTTCCTTGAGCATCCAAATAAATTAGATGAGTGGGAATCAATTGGTCCTAAGGATGCAAAAAATCTCATCTATCGTTCGCTTCGCAATCAAGCATTAGATTATTGTCAACGATGGAAAGCCAAGTCAATTGGCTATGAGCCATCCGATTTATTTTATTATGAACCAATAATGGTTGAGGCATTGTTACCCTCAGTACTACGCGGTGAGTTTACCGTAATGCCAGTATTAAATCTTGGTAAAACAGGACGACCACCAGCACCATCAGAAGGCGGTAATATGATGGCGATGATGGTCGAAATTAACGCTGCATACGTAAAGTTAAGCAAAGAGGATAGAGCCGTGCTCTTCTTCAAATATGTAGAGTCCCTGGATTTTGCTGGTATTGCTGCTGAAATGGAACTTGGTTCAGAAGATGCTGCAAGAATGCGTCATAACAGAGCGGTAAAGAAACTAATCACACGGATTGGTGGCTTCAAACCGTTCTTAGATAAAGATATTACCAAGCATCCCACCAATGAACCAGACGAATTGATACAGCCCGACAATGAAAGCGACGAAGATGAAGGGCGAGAAGATAGCGAGTAATGTGCTGATTTTATCTATGATGTTGGCAAATCCCTCTCCGCTGGGTCTACCCACGTCTCTGCAATATGCTCATCCATAGATTGATTCTCTGCTTGTCTTGCTTGTCGTAAATGTTCTAGTATCTGCCCGATAGTTATTAGATAACCCCTTGAAGGGTTAGGTGGAATATTACACGCTATTGGTTTCCCAACGTCATATACCGCATCCATCAATCTCCACAATGGAATGATAACTGTGGAATCCTCTAACAAGAATGCCCAATGCGTAGCCTTACTCACCCTAATGCCTGATGGTTTCCAAACACTATCGCTCACATAAAAGCATTCTGTTTCAATGTAGACGTTGCCTGTTTCTATCCAACGCCTGTCAGTTTTGACTTCGACAGTATCTAGGGAAAGCAGGTCTGCGACCCTGCTCTCACCTAGTTCACCTGCTCTAAGGTCTAAGTCCCAGTTGGAATCTTTCAATCTACCTCTGCCATTTCTTTTTCATACATCGCTAGACTAAGTTCATCTAACTGTTCCTTGATTTGGTCAATCAATCCTTCTCGATACAGTAACTCTTCTTCTGTATACGCACGTTCATTTTCTTTATCGTAATTGTAATCCATTTATCCTCCTGTTGAATAGAAGCCAGTTCCGTTGAACTTCACTGGTGCTGCATAGTATATACGCTTCATATCCTGATTGCAAACATTACACTCAGGTGTTACTTCTTCATCAGACATAAGACGCTCTACGGATACTTCTATGTTGTCCGCATCACACTTATATTCGTACGTAGCCACGCGCTTACCTCCGCATAGTTTGTGTCGGACGGAGTGTATGATTATCATACAGCCTTTGGCGTTGCTGTGCCATAGCCTCCTGAATACCGACATAGTTATCTAGAGATTGGCAAATCTTCTTAGCCAGTTCTCTTCCCTCCCACCTATTATAACCGAAGGTGGCAAGTTTGTCTATTACTTTTTGCACACGAGGTTCTTGCTGATACGCATCAGGCTTAAAGACCTGTAACTTACCATCTTTAACTCTTGTTATCATCAGTACCACCCATTCTTATGATGGAAGTTTAACGCTTGGCATGGTGAGCCATAGCGGTATAGAATATAAGCAAATCCACGCTCAATTTGCCTTGTTGCTGGTGTCTTCGGGTCCATTCCTAGTATCTGAGGGATACCCCCAGCGTTCTTACCCATTACTTTTACTTTGTTGTATGCTTCGGGTCTCCAATTGGACTCCTTCTGCCATAACTTATCTAAGCAGACGAATTGCTTGTCCGTCCACGCTAACATTACATCTCT